ATAACACGCGCAGAAAGGCCTGTCTGTACACTTACCACTTGAGTATTAGCTAATGCAGTAGCAGTATATGAAACGCCACTACTATTTACATCTGATAAAAATACTGCAGGAACAATTGGCATGTCAATGATATTACAACCAGAAACAATGTCACCATTTTGAAATGCCCAATTACCAAATTTTTCAATTTGATCTTGTAGAATTGTCTGTACTTGAGTGAGTTCTCGTGCTTGAACTGGCACAGAAGGTCTAAACAATATTCTATAATAATTATTGTTGGCATTAAAATCGTCAAAAAACGGAAAAACATTTAAATTGGTTGATAATGGCATTTCTTTTCCTAATTATGCTTGAATAATAAGCTTATATGATTCAGTTTGTGTATTCGATCTAACTACATTGTTAATATTTTGGATATAAAGGGGTTTAATTCCTTTAGTATAAACACTAGCTCTATTATTTATAGCAATTTGAGAAGCGTTATTTCCGTCTGTAATATATTCACCATTTGAGAAGTATTTATCTCCAGTCAAATAAAGAACTGTAGAATTTGAAAATACAACTGTACCTAATGCATTACTTGTCAAACCAGTTACTTGACTTCCTACGGTATATAAAGTAGAAGGCGTAATATTTGCCTGTAATACTTGGTTAAATGCATTGGCAGTAAATAATATTCCTGAATTTCCATATGAAGTTGCATTTATAGAATATGGATTTTTAATAATACCAATTTTGTTGTAATTTGTAGTTGTAATTACATTAGAACTTTCAGTATTAGCAAAACTAAAAGATAACCCGAAACCTTGCACATACAATTCGGTTTCTGGATCAGCGCCATGACCACCAGCAGGTGGAATAATTGCATAGGCTTGAGCAGGTTTAATTGAAGTTTGATTTGTTACAATATTTACATTTGCCCATGTCATACCAAATCCACCATCAACCATAATAATATTTGAAATGGAACTTGATATTGTATTTACAACACTATAAGCTAATGGCGCAGCATCAGCATCAGATGTAAATACTACAGAGGGAGATATAATGTATGATGAAGTTGTTGTAACATTATTTGGATTTAAAGGAGAATTTAAATATACCCAATTTCCGCTTATGTTTGAAACATAGGAAGAAATAGTTTTTAATTCTGCTGCATATGATCCGGTAATATAAATTGAACTCATTGAATAAGTATCAAGAGAAGACGCATTACTTGAAATTTGAACTAATGTAGTATTTACTATACTTTGGATAGTTCCAGTATTATATGAAACGCTATACCCATTACCCCCATTAACTATAACAACTTTATCTATTCCGCTATTTTGATAGGCAACTGATGAAATTGCAGTGTTTGGATAAATTGGAATATATCCTGATGCAGCAAATTTTAAATATGATTCACTACTAATTGTAGTAATATAACGCCATACATAACCATCTGCTGTCGTAAATGCGTTTTGTTGAATTTGCGCAGGAGCATATAAAGAAGGGGTTCCATTGGAATTATCAATGCATTTATATATGTTATATCCTCCACCAACAATAGGAGAAGTTCTAACATAAAAATTTGAAGCTTCTAGGTAAGGATTATGGTTATCATAGTAAGAATACACGATATTTGCGACATAAGGAAAATCTAAAATTACAGGTATAATATCATTATTTGTTATTTTTTTACCAAAAAGCATTTGCCAATCACTGATGAAATTGACAGTATAATCATCATATGTTTCTGAAATTGCATTACCCGTAATAGGAACAGGATTTGATGCAAACGCATAATATGCAGAGTTACCCGTTGAAATATTGGTAATCAATTCTTCAATAATTGCTTTTGATACAGTACTCATTTATATACCTTTAAAATGTGTTTTCTTGGGTCAATTCTGTAGAACCATCTTCAAGCACTAAAATATTTAACAATTCATCTTCAATAACTGATATTTCTGGTCCTGTACTATTGTATAATATTGATTCTATGGCAGATGGAATATTACTAATAGATAAAAATTCCCCAAATAATTCTGAACCTGCTGGATGAAAAGTATTATACAAAATATTTTTAAATTTGTCTAAAGTTGTAGCAGCTTTGATTTGATAAGAAAAATCTTGATAAAAATAACTATCCTGAATGTATTTATCAGAATTCAAGAAGCCTTTTGTTGTAGACCAATATCCTCTTTGTCTTCCTACACCATTCTTAATAATTTGTGCTTCAACCTGAGTAGTTGTTTTATATTGGTTAATAGTACAAGTTAATAAAGCAAATGAACCAGTATTTGATTGAATTCTAACGTTTGGAATACTGAGATAACCAGAACCAGTATTAGTAATGGTAACACCAGTTATAGAACCATTGCCATTAATTGATGAAACATATCCTAATGCGGGGCTTGATGTGTCAGTACTCGCAAAAACAACAGAATCATTAACTTTATAATTAGAGCCACCAGAAGTTATTATAACATTATTAACAGAGCCATATAGATATGCTACAACAGTTTCATTCTCTACATAACCTTTACCAGAATCCAATGCAACAGCAGTAGAAATGATATTACCACCAGAAATAGATGATGCTTGGATATTGGCGTTTAAGCCATCAACAGTATTATCTGCTCTAGCCATAATAGTTTCATAAAGAGCAAAATTTGAAGGGAATACAGATGGTGCTAAATTATATGTTCCGCTAGATGCATTATGTGATGGTGGACCATACAAAGTAATAACAGTATTGTTAACTACTTTATTAATTACTTGGTATTCGCCAGTATTTGAAAATGAATTTGCTTGAATAAAAATAACATCATTATTAGAAAATAATGTGGTAAATGTAGTCGAAGTTCCTGTTATAGTATTTGATGTAGTTGAATATGCAAGGGTTCCAGGTTGAGTTTTAGACAACAATGTTGATCTAACAAACACATATGCTTGATTGCTATAACCAGAACCAGTTTTTACGTTAGTTAAAGATGATATGGAACCAAATGTATTTGATGTATATGATAAAGCAGTGTTTATTGTTGACGATAGATTTGCTGCAGGATATAATGGTAGATTATATGAAGATGCAGAAATTGATGTGCTTAAATAATCAGCTATAACATCTGTATTGTATGAAACAGTTTCAGTATAACTTATTGATCCTATTGATAATGTTGCTCCTGTACCTGTAGTATCGCCTAGTCCTCTATATAGAAACACGTTTGGATTTGCAGTAAATCCAAATCCGCCATTTAAAATATTAATATTTAACTGTCCATTACTTGATGTAGTCAATCCAGTAACTTTTAGATAACCGCCATCACCAAAAGAAATAATTTGATTGTTGGCTGGATTTCTGTGGACAATTTTTAATGTGTCACCAATTTTAAAATTTTGTCCACCATTTAATATATTTACATAATCTAATGATCCTAAGATAACAGGCGCAGAAGAAATGGCAGCAGAATTTCCTGTTTGACCATTAATGACAATTTGTTCATTATTAAGAAATGTTCCGCCAGTTGGCTGTATATTAGAAATATAAAGACTATTAACAATATTTTTATTAACTTTTTCAGAAATTACATCCTCAACAACAGCAGTAGTTCCAGATGTAACACCAATGATAGTTTGATTTAAAAATTTATTTAAATTGCCATTATTTGTAACTTCAATATATTTTGGATTTACCCAAGTACCATCTGATGGTTTTAAAAGATCAGTACCAGGAAGATATACTTCAATGTCTTGATCATAGATAAGTTTAAAAAGAAGTCTGTATGATTGTATAGACCCCTTGGAACGATATACGTCAAGGATATGCTTTAGGAGAAATCTTTGATTAATAATAACATTAAAAGGAATACCATAAAGATATTTCTCTTGAAAATGGGAAAGAAATTTTGTAAGAGTATTATCAATGTCTCTATAATCAAATAGATTTCTAGCTTCAGCTACAGGATTTCCTTCATAGGTAATTGTTCCATCTGATGAAAGATATTCTTGGTTTTCTTCCATCCATTCATAATATGCTCGTAGAAATAATATAAAATTTGGACCCTCTTCTTGATAGAATTGAGGGAACTGATTTTGAACAAAATTTGATATATACTTTTCTACTGAAAACTGCATAAACTTAACTTGCTATTACTGAAATGTTAACATCGGCATTATCAATCATCAAAATTTGATTTTGATTGACAGCAATGTCATTAACTGATAAAGTTGCATAGAGTGAAATGTAATTTACATAAGATGATGTTATAAGAGAATTTATCTGTACTATGCCAGTAGTATAATTTACTGTTCCGATATTTTGATTTAAAATAGTGAAAATGCCATTGACATATGCGTAAACAACGAGTATACCTTGGTTATCATCTCTAATAATTGCATTTGGTGTTTGATTGCCAGATGAATCTACGTAAGTAAATGAAGACGAATAAACAGAAGCTTCGTCTGATAATCTAGCTGCTGTAACTAAATGGCTTTCATACTCAAGAGCATTATTATAATTAATATTAAATGATGTTCCGTAGTTAAGTAATGGTGCCAATCTTTTGATCATAGTAATTTTTGTATCATTACTAAGAATACTATTATCTGTGTTATCAATTGCTGCCACAAATTTACTATATCTAAAAATAGAACTGAAATTTCCTAAATTAGAAGAAGCAAATGAAGAAATAGTATTTGCAACTTTATTTTGAATAGCATTTGGAAATAATGTAGTACTATTTTGACTAAAATTAACAGTAGAAGTTACACCAATATAATAGTAATCGGGATTTGAGATTATTACTCTTGTAGGCAAACTAATATAGTTTGTTAAATATGTTGAAATGCTATTCTTAACTGCATCTGAGGCAATTGTTCCGCCAGATGGTTTTAAGGATACAACAACACGACCATATTGTTTTGGGGTTAATGTATCACCACCATATACTGAAACGTCAGAAATTTGACCACTAAATTTAGCAAGAATTAATGATTTAAAATCGTCCGTTGAAACTGCTCTTTGTTGAGTAGCAAAATAACGAGGTGCGTTAAATTTAATAGAATCAATTGTTTCTGAGTTTGAACCTCCAGAAGAATTGGCAACAACAGTAATATCAGAAACAATGGCTGAAGTTTGGTTCAGTAAACCGATGTCATCAGCTAAATGGAATGAAGTAACTCCATCAGCTAATGGGCCATTAGTTACTCTGTATTGTGCAGTTACTAATGCACCATTGACAGGAATTCTACCAAAAAGACCATCACCAAATAAAACTTCATATTGGCTATTTTGAGCAGCTTGTAAAAAATATACATTAGATGAAGCATCTAAATTAAATAGAGTTTGTACTTGTGTAAATGTAGTGTTTACCCCATTTTCTGTTACAACTAAAGAAAGGCTATCTGTATCAATATTTTTGTTAGAAAGAATAAATTGTTGCCCATTAACATTAGAATTCAAGACAAATGTATC